ATGACGGTGCTATCTCCTGATTCCTGCGTGAGAGAGACTAGAGAGACTGTTAAAGTCACTAGTAACACTGGTGTAGTAACGCTGTTGCCTGAGTTTTTGGCTGAGTCTGGGTCATCGCTAGAGGTGATGCATATACGTGGCATGACTGCTCCAGGGTCACTAGCTGGTATGTCTCCTGTTGCGGCGTGCGCTGAGACTCTAGGCGTTAGCCTTGCTGCTCAGCGCTACGGGGCTAGCTTCTTTAAGAATGATGCTACGCCGGGTGGCGTTATTGAGATACCGCCTGAGGTTAAGTTATCGGATACTGGGCGGGCTGCTACTCGTGAGGCGTGGTCTGATCTATTCGCTGGGCCTGATCGGGCTAAGCGGGTAGCGGTGCTCACTGAGGGCGCAAAGTATCGGGCGCTACAGATAGCACCGGGTGAGGCACAATTTTTAGAGCAGCGTAGATTTACTGTGGCTGAGGTTGCACGTATCTACGGTGTACCTCCGCATCTGCTGCAAGATAACACTGGTACGAGCGGCTGGGGTACTGCTATGGCTGAGCAAAATACTCAGTTTGTCGTACACTCGCTGCGGCCTTATCTTGAGCGCATAGAGGCTAGGTTTACTGAGCTTGCTAAGCGTGCAGGGTATGGCCTTAATGCGTGCCTGATCATTAATGAAGAGGCGCTACTACGTGGCGCTACGGCTGAGCGGTGGGGTGTGCTGCGGGCTAACGTCGCTGCGGGTGTGATTACGGCTGATGAGGCTAGGCGGGCTGAGGGGATGGCCCCTCTCCCTGATGAGCTTGGCGCTGTGCCGTGGATACCGCTAGCGCAAGCACCTAAAGAAGAATCTAGTGATGAGGATGCTGCTCCTGCGGCGCTCAATCCTGCTATGCAGGGGAAGGATACAGAAGATGATGCAGATTGAAACTCGTGTAACCTCTACGGGCGGGCCTATTGCGCTTGATACGGATACTCGTACGCTTGTGGGCTACGGTGCCGTTTTCGGTAAACCCTCTCAGGATTTGGGCGGGTTCACTGAGGTTATTGAGCCTGATGCTTTTAACCGCACTCTCGGCCACGGTGGAGACGTGCTGTGCTGCGTTAATCATGACCCTAACCAGCTTCTAGGGCGCTCGCAATCGGGCACGCTTAAGCTGAGTGTAGATGATGTGGGCGTACGCTATGAGGTGCAAGTTCCTGATACGTCTCTGGGGCGTGATGCGCTCGCTATGGCAGAGCGTGGCGACCTTTTCGGCTCCTCTTTTAGCTTCGCTGTTAAGGCTTCTGGAGAGCGCTGGGAGAGCGTAGAGGGGCGTAACGTGCGCTATCTTACTGAGGTTGCGCTGTATGAGCTTGGGCCTGTGGTCTCACCTGCTTATCTAGATACCTCTGTTGCGGCTCGCTCTATGGCGAGCTATGTAGATCGTGCTGTGGCTGATGCTGCGGCTGAGTTAGTAGAACCTGAGGAGGAGGCGACCCGCGCAAGCACTCGCCTGCTCCATCGTCAGGGGCTGCTTTATGTTAGATGACTCGCCAACGGCACTCATCGTCTGTTTTTGTAAGTTTATTTAGAGAGGTTATACTATGAGTAATTTTAATAATGAAGATAAGCCTGTTAACGATGAGATTCGTGCAGCTTATGAGGCTCGCATGCGTGCGATTGATGCGCTGCGTGCGCTTGATGCTGATATTGGTGATAAGCCTATGTCAGAAGAGCAGCGTGCACAGGTTGAGACCATTAACGCTGAGGTAGATACTCAAGATGAGCGTATTGCTCGTGGGTTCCGTAATCAGGATCTTAATGAGCACTCTGCTAAGCTTGATGCTCTTATTGGTGTGCAGACTGACGCAGGGCAACGCTCAGAAGATGGGCTTACGCCTATTGAGCGTGAGGCGCGCGTTTTGCTCCTGGGTAAGGATCATCCTGAGGCACGTAGCTCTGTAGAGTTTAATATGGCCCCTGGCGATATGAGTAAGATTGCACGGCGTGATATTCTGGCTGGTACTACGGGTGATGGTGAGGAGCTGATCCCTGCTAGCCTGTTTGGGCAATTGTACGTACAGCTGCGTGAGGGTGCTACTAGTATGTTCTCGCTGGGTCGTGATGTGGTGACTAGTTCGGGTGAGGCTATGACTTTCCCGACTGTGACGAGCTTCTCTTCTGCGGCTATTATCGCTGAGGCTGGCGCTGTTGGCGAGTCTGACCCCCAGTTTGATACCGTAACGCTTAATGCCTATAAGTATGGTTTGAGTATTCAGGTATCGTCAGAGTTTCAGGCTGATAACGCTGTACCGGGCGCTGTTCCGTGGATCATGGACCAAGCTGTGCAGGGTATGCGGCGGGGCGTTGGCGCTCACCTTATTACGGGCACCGGCTCGGCTCAGCCTAACGGCGTGGATAACGGTAGCACTACCTCTACTGTTGCTGGCGTAGTTGCGCCTACTGCTGACGCTCTGATCGGCATTACTCACGATATCGCTAGCCCTTATCGGTCTAATGCGGTGTGGCTGTTTAATGATGCTACCGTTGCTAGCATGCGGGTGCTTAAGGATACTACTAATCAGTATCTGTGGCAACCGGGTATGACTGCGGGCGCTCCTAATACTTTGCTGGGCGCTCCTGTCTATACTGATTCTAGTATTGCGGCTGTTGGCGCTAACGCTAAGTGCGGTATCTACGGTGACCTTAAGTCCGGTTATCTGGTGCGTACTGTCGGCGGTATCCGTGCGGATATCTCGCCAGATTACGCGTTCCTTAACGACCTTATCACTTGGCGTTTCCTGATGCGTGCTGATGGTGACATCATCGATAATAACGCATTTACGGTGTTGACTAATGAAGCTAGCTAGTCTGCTAGTGTAATGTAGTTAGTAGGGGCCACTATCTTTAGGGGTAGTGGCCCCTTGCGTACTGAAAGGGTATTTTATGGATTTTGTCACTGTTAACGGGCGTGATGTGCCTAAGGATCATGCTGATGCGGAAGATGCAGCGCCTAAAGTTAAGCCTGTGGCTAAGCGGGCAAAAACTAAAAAGGGTAAAGAAACTGCTATGGTAGTTACTAGCCTTGAGGAGGCTGATCTGTAATGGCGTATGCGACTCGTGCCGAGATGCGAGCGTTAAACGGTCTGGGCGATGCTGCTGTGTTCTCTGATGCTGAGCTAGACTTAGCGCTAGATATTGGTAAAGAAACCATAGACGATTACTGCGGTACGTCGTTTGGAGATGTCACAGCTGCGGCTTACGATACGTTTAGCGTCACCGTAGACGGCACTGGTCGTGATCGTGTTACCCTGCGAGACGATAGCGGTAGCGTGGTTATGTTCCCTCGTACTGTCACGGCTGTTACTGTGGATGATGTGGCTGATGGCGTAGGTGTAACTTACGTGCTCCGACCTTCTGGCGTGATCGTGCGCAGTACTGGCGTGTTTTTGTATGATGATGCAGGGCGTAACGTTACGGTTACTGGTACTGCTGGGTTTACTGACTCGCCTAGCCAGTCTATACGCTGGGCTGCTCGGTCTATAGCTCGCTTCTGGCTGCTTTCGCTACAGTCTAGGGTGCCTGAGCGGGCGCTACAGTTAACAACGGCTGAGGGGGCTTTTGAGCTGCGTGCTCAGGCTGGCGCTCCTGGGCGACCTACGCCTATGCCTGATGTTAACGCTGTGCTTAATCGTAATCGTCACGGGCTTAGGGTGGGCTGATGGCTACCGTGAGTACTCTGGCGGCTGTTAAGCGGGCGCTTCTAGATGAGATAGGGCTGCTTGGTATCGTTTCTGATACTGCTGCGGCTCCTACGTATGTGCAGACTGCGTACGCTCGGCCACCTGTAGATCGTGTGCGCTCTGAGTCGGTCTACTTTGGCGATATCGCTAGGGCTGATGGTGGGGAGCGGCGGCTACGTGCTGGGCGTCAGGTTCGACATGTAGAGTGGGATTTTGAGCTGATCGTCACTACTGATATTATCGCTGATGCTGAGGCTGCTGAGCGGCGCGCTTTCGCTATCGCTGCGGCGGTAGAGAGCTTCTTAGCTGAATACTCTCAGCCTGCTGAGTGGCCTAATAGCCCTGTAGCCTCTGGGGCTATGTCGCTGGTAATTAGCGGTATGGAATCTGAGCTGAGCGAACATCCAGAAGGCTATCAGGCTGTAGAAATACGTATAGAGCTACTGCTAACTGAGAGGTTAAACTAATGAAGATGAAGCATAAAGGTAACGGGGTAGAGTTTGTGGGGGCCTCTGGGGCCGTCTATCGGGCTGGCCCTGGTGAGGTTGTAGAGTTTCTAGCTGTAGATGCTGATGCGCTTAAGGGGCATCCTGAGTGGTCTGTAGTTCGTGACAAAATTAGTAAGAAAGATGTAGAGGTTGTAGTATGAGTATCCTAGATGCTAGCGTTAACGTAGGGGTAGAAAGCGTCTACGGTACCCCCGTTACGCCTACTCGGTCGTTTGAGGCTAAAGCTGATGATTGGAAGCGGGCACAGTCTCGGCTTGAGTCTATTGGGTTCCGTGCCGATATGCAGACGTTGCGCTCTGATCGTGTTACCACGGTCAATATGGGCGGGGCTGGTACTATTGAGTGCGATATGCTTACGTCTGGTATGGGTATGCTGCTACAGGGTGCTCTAGGCACTAAAGCGGGGCCTACTCAGGTAGATGCTACTACTGCCTACCTACAGACGTTTGAGACATCTGATAGCGCTCCTGCGGATAGCTACACTATACAGATTATTCGCCCGCTGCTAGAGACTGGCACTCAGCAGTTTACTCATCATGGCGCTAAGATTACTGGCTGGGGTATCTCTCAGAGCGTGGATGGGCTGCTAGTCTTTACCGCATCTTTTGACTCTGAAGATGTAGATATTACTGAGGCTGCTGCTACTCCTGCGTACCCTGCTAATGGCGTGCCTTTTGATTGGACTCAGTGCACTGTTACGCTAGACCCTGATGGTAGCGCTGTTACGCTAGACCTTATGGATTTGTCTTTTGACGCTGATCTAGCGCTAAAGACTGATCGTAGGTACCTGCGTGGTTCGGCGCTCAAGAAAGAGCCTGTGCGCTCTGGCGTACCTACTTATAGCGGCTCTATGGCGCTAGATTTTAGCGGTACTGATCGGTACGATGAGTTTACTGCGGGTGCTGTTGTGGATGTGGAGCTTGCTTGGGCTGGCGCTGTTATTGATGCACCTGAGGCTAATGAGTTTAAGCTGCGTATGAAGGCGTGCCAGTGGACTGAGGGTAACCCTACGGTTAGCCTTT